AAGGATCGGCATCCTTTGGCTGCAATGTACTCGCGTTGAGCAGATCCGTCTGGCAGTTGTAATCTTACCTCAAGACTTTTCCTGCCGAAATTGTGGACTCTCCAGCAATCATATCGCTGATAGCTGTTCAAGATGCTGAATGTCGTTAGACCTTCAATCCTGATTTCCGCGACAGCCAGCTTGTGTTTATGAATGCGACCGGGAGGCAATGTTGGAACAGAGCCTATGTCGTCAAAGTACTGTCTGACATAAGACGACAAGCCCGTGTTTGGACTGTCCCAACCCAAGTGAACATCATAGTCGATGCCGTTGATGTTTCTCTTGTGTAGCTTGAAGCTCTTCTGGATTGACGCTACGTCACAAAATGTTCCATCAAAAGATGCGACATATGTATCAACAAAGACCTCACCTGCGACGGGATCAATCTGCTTGTTCTCTAACTTAGATAACTCAATCTCAATCTTTGTATCGCTAGCGGTCTGTCCGGTTATGTAAAAGCTGGTATCCGGATCAACGCAATAATCATAGAGAACTCCTGAAGGAATGTTGCCTGTACCGTATCCACAAGCAAAAGGAGTCTTGCCATCAAAGACCCGAGCAACCTTTTGATCGAACCGAGCATACAATCCGTTGAGATTGTCTGCCGTCCACATTCGATCCTTCCGATCAATTGCGACGGGCATAGCTCAGTAGAACCAAGAGTCTTCGGATGTCTGGACAACGGTCTTGCCAGCGGGTTGACGGATCTTGAGAACCGTCCCGTTTGGCGTTTGCTCAATGGCTTGATCCGGTCCAGCGACAAGCTGGATCTTGCGGACCGCTTCGATCAACTGATTGATCGTGCGAGCGTGATCCGCATTGATCCCCTTTTCAGCCAGCTTTCTTGGTAGCGAGACAGCCATTAGATTTCACAGAACTGAGCAAAGATTTTGCAGGTGCTGTTCAAAGCCATGACGTACAACGTCGCATTGACTCTTGGCAGCAAAATGAACTCTCGCGGCGGGATCTCAAACTCAAACGGTGAAGCCGTGCCGACCTTCACGCTGTTTTGAAGGTCCATGTTGTAAATCAAGACTTTGTAAGGAGTCGCAAGATCAGCGGTTAGATCCAGCGTTTCCTGCGTAGTCCCAACGTCCTGCGTCTGCTGTCCCATGTCTCGCCCCGTCATGTTGACGACAGCGGTCCATGTCTGCGGATTGATGCTCGCCCCATCTTTTGCGGCATAGAGCCGAGCAGACATTTCGATCTCGTTTGCCATAGGTCGTTAGGTTAGATCTCGCAGAAGGTCGCTTGAATCGTCACGTTCGACGTGTTGGCGATCAAATACAGCGACGTATTGATGTACGGCACCAACATGGTTTCACCAGCCGGCAATCGCATGGTTCCAGCACCGGCAGCGAAGCCGCTCGTAAACGACAGCTCAACGTAGTTGGTGGAGTCGAGGTTGGAGATCAGCAGCTTGTAAGGACTAGTGACATCAACAGGAACATCCAGAATCTCAGAAGCTCCGGTGCCGATGAGTTGGGTCTGGCTACCCATATCGGTGCCAACCATCGTTGCGCTTTTTGTGTAGGTAACGGCGGGAAGATACGCACCGTTTTTGCTCGCATAGAGGCGAGCGGTCATCTGGATTTCGTCAGCCATGTTGTGTTAGGTTGTGGGGTTGTAAGGATATGCGAAAAGATCCCAAGCGGCAAACGTCCAAGTTTCGTTGCGTTCGACTTGGTTTGTCTTGATGAGCAACGAAGTTGAATCGTTGGTCTTTAGCCAAGACCAGACTGTGCCATCAGGTGTAAGGTTTGGATCAAACGGAGGTCTCGGCATCACCAGACGGACGGACTCCGGAAAGCCGTTGCGAGCAGCCAGAATGTCACCGGAATAGACCGCTGAAATGATCGGCGGTGTTGCCGGAAGACCGTTACGAGCCGAGAAGGACGAGATCCGAGTCAGGCTGACGCGACTGGTTTGGAATGAGTCTTGGCCTCTGGAAAACTTGACAACAAGTTGATGAGCAAGCGGAAATTGGCTTTCTGGAAATATGTTTGCCGGTGTAGTCACCCCGCCCACGGTGACTTGATTCAGCTTGTTATTTTTCGGATCTTCACCTGCAAGCTTGATCGCTGCATAGTAGTCAGCCTCTGTTATGTTGATTGTTGAATATGTCTGAACCCACTTTTTCGCTTCCGCTCTGACATACGGGAGCGCAAATAACGATGCGTCGAGATATTCCGTCCGGAACTCAAACCGAGTCGATGGCTCCTCTTCTTCTGGAACTACAGGAGCGGTCGGATTGTTTGGATCAATTTGAGAGCCAGCAAAAGTGACAGTCGCCTCGGAATACGGCCCGTCTTCGTTGATCTGATACTTGCCACCAGCGGCAACCCAATCCGCAGAAGCCGCTCTAAGAGCATCTTTGCTGCCGCGATACTTGAAGGTAATGTAACGGCCAGTCCCATCCCCATTCTGGTATTGCCTGCTTACTTCTGTGTAAGCAAGACCGCCGATTGAACTGTAGAATACTGGCTCTGGTACTGGCGTACCAATCCGAACCGGAAACAGCGTTGATGTTTTGATCGTTGCCATATCAATCAACCAGCGTGTCTGCGGTCCTCTTGGTGTTCTGTGAAATCACCTTCAACTGCAACGTTTGTTCGACCGCTTGCTTTATGAGCGAATCCTGTGCGGTCTGGAATCCGGTAAATCCGCCGATTCTTGCAAGCGGGTCCTGCGATCCACCAAGCGCAAACTTTTCGCCCCTGATTGCCGCCAACATCAATTCTGGCGGAATAAATCTGTCGCCAGCTTTTCCGGTTAGTCCTGATTTGGTTGTTGTTTCTCCAGAATCCTTTGAAAGCAATCGAGATTTATCAGAAAATAAATCCAAAGCAACGGTCGCTGGCATATTTGAAATCATGGATGCAGCTTTAAGTGCTTTTCCGGTTTTTGTTAGATTGAACAGCCCGAAAGCCAGAGACATCATGTTGTAAACAGATTTGCCTGCTGCAACAGATTGAACCTGAGTCTTTTTGATGAGAAGATCCATCTGATCGTTGAACTTCTCAATGTTCTTGATGTCTTCAGCTTTGAACAAATCAATTGGACCCAAGTCTTTGATTGTTCCTGCCGCCATTGCAGCTTTTACAAGCTTCAAGCCGAGAAGGTCAACCGCTGCCGACATCATAACGGCGTCATTGCGATTTGCGTTGAGCTTTTCCCCCAATGCAACCAAGACCTCTTCGCTCCCAAGAGTTCTTTCAGAAAGCTTCTCAACTGTAAACCCGAGACGTTCAAAAGCGGCTCTCTGTGCGCCCTCATTCGCAATTGCTTGCGTTCTTGCGTCGTTGATTCGGTTTATCGCTGATGCAACAGCTTCAAATTGGACTCCGTAAAGCTTTGATGCCATTTGCAGTTTCTGAACATCGTCAGTCGAAATGTTCAATTGATCTGCAAGCTCTCCGACAGCATCCGCTGCATGAACGACCGATCTAGCAAATCCTGTGATTGCTGCAACAGACAACGCTTGCCCAAGACGACTTGTGACAGCTGACTTGAAGTTGTTTCCAAACTTCTCGCCAAGCGACTGCATCCGCTTCAGATTCAACTCAAAAGCAGTTGAATCCACGCCGATCTTGAACAGCATTGAGAGGATGCCCATATCAGTTGTCTCTCTGGCTCTGCCAAATCGCTTCGGCGTTGTCGTCCCAAAGCTCGGCCTGACCATGCATTTCCGCATGGGTCAAGATCAAGCGTTCAGCGTCTCCAATCGGTAGTTTGATAGCGTCGTCGGCATCAATACCTATGTTGACGCATCCGACAAGCACTCGCTCGGGCCATGGCATCGCTGGCCTCTTCGACTGCTTGCCGCTTTCCATCAAGACCTCCGGAGCGGTTGACTGCTCGTTCAGCCACAGTTGAAAGGTCTGTGATTCCTTCAATAAATCGAGTCTGGCAATGCGCTTGCCCCACAACCAAAGAGCAAGATCACGCCAGACGGACTTGATTGATTTGATCGACTCAAGCGGAGGCTGAGAGCAAACCACAACAGCCTCCACCAGATCGTTTGGAGTAATCTGTCCGCCCAACACATAGGGCGAGCGAAGACGTTGCAGGACTATCGCGTGACCGAGCGTGTATGGCACAAGCTGAACCCCAAGCACCAAAGGCGCTTGAGGTCCGGTCTCTGCGAGAATCTTTGCAAGATCTGACACAGATTACAGCGTGAACACGGTAGCGGTTCCACCGAGCGAAGGATACTTGGTCACGGTGATGGTCACCATGCATTTGCCGGAAGAGGTGAACTTGACGCTGCCGCCGCCGGAATAAACGTAATCACCATCAAGCGAAACACCACCGTATGTGGTCGCATCGGTCGAAGCAATCGTGACATACCCGTTGACGGCAGGAAGGCTCGCAGCCGTCTTTGCGGCGGCAAAGTCAGTACCTGACGGAATAAACGTCACGTTGAGGCTGATGCGCTCATTGGCGGAGACCTGAGCGACGACCTCACCGGCAGAGTTCTTGATCTGCTCAACGTCCGCTTCATGCGTGACATCGTAGCTCTCAATGGTCGTGATGACGCCAGAAAGCGCCGTGCCGGGAGCCGCGCCAGTTTGATTGTAAAGACGGATGGTTCCCTTAGAACCATAGACTAGTCCGAGTCCTTTTGAAGTAGCCATGTTGGTTGTGTTTTACGAGTTTGCTGCTGCGAAAAGTGTCATGGTGCGCGTGAATGTTCTAGCCCTTTCGCTTGTATCACTCACGCCGAAATCTACAGGGACCGCGAACTGAGCATCGAAGCCTCCGTATGGGCTGTCATCTCCAGCACTCAATTCGCTGACGTTATCGTCAACAAACAGATATTGGAGCAAGTCCTCAAAGACTTGAACGGTCTTGAGCAGATTGTTCTCGGTCGTGTCATCAGCCGAAATCTGCAACACCGCAGACAGGTCGATCTCGCAAGTCCGATCAATCGGATGAACCGGAACCGTGGACGATGCTCTCACAATGATCCGTGGAAAATCCGGCATCTCATCTTCGCGGTCAAAGTCAGCAAAAGCACCGTGACCGTAGCTCGTCAAACAGGTCGGAGTTCCGGTGCCGGATGCGCTCCAGTCTTGAGCCGCCAGCCAATCGGCCAACGCTCTCTCGGCTCTAAGTGCGACGGCGTTCATTTGACGACAACTCCAAGTTTCTCAAGCCCATCAGCGGCTTGTTCCAGTTTCGCTTGAATGTGCAGAGACATTTCACGCGCTTCGTCATCGTAGGCTTTTTGCATCGCCTTTGAGTAGATCGACTCGACGTTGCCGATCTGATTGTCCGCAAGTCCAATGTTCATGCGAACGTGAGTGTATGGATTGATCGAAGGCCGCGCCCAATATGCGTAGGCGCTGCTCCCGCGATGCACAGAGACGTTCTCTTGCGGCAATCCGTATTGGTTCGCCAGATTGATGAGAGCTTGATTGCCGGAAACGATCCGCACTTGAGCGGAGCCCTTCTTTGCTCGTCGTGTGCCGCCGAATTGCTGAAAGCTCGGAGACAGCTTCTTGATGGCTTTGACGACGGCGCTCTTGAGATAACCAACGCTGCCAGCAGCGCGACGACGCAGGCTCGCAGCGGCAAGCCTCATCTCTCTGCCGTACAGTCCCGGCTTGCCTTCCTTCCGGTTCTTGGCTTGAGCGATCAGATGGACCAACCGGAGTTGCCGAGACCTTCCGACACGCTTTCCGGTCCTCCTATCAATGCGAGCCTCACCAATCGGTCGATTGAAGTAATCAAGAATCCTGTTCCGAGCGGCTTGCGGACTCTTGGGCGGCAGCAAGATGTACATCCGGAGCATCAAGAAAAACGTCCGCGAGTTGATTGCCTCAGACAATGAGCGTCTGCTCTGCGCGAGATAGATCCTCCACGCAGCGTCGAAGTTTCGAGTGTCAACCGTGATCGTGGGCCTCATTTGGTCTTGGCCCCAAGCTCAAGCGCGTAGTAAGCGCCCGAGCCATCGCGCTTGGCGGACATTATCCGAAGTTGGCGTCCATCATAGGTGACTAGACGGCCAACCACCGGAATCATTCTGCCGAAGGTCGTTAGCAATCGGTCGGTGTTTTCCTGCAAGATAAGGCTTCCGTTCTCCTGCAAGAGCCGGTCGGCGTTTGACCCAACATCCGCACTCCACACAGTCGCGTCCACGGTGACCAAAGTGCTGTCAGCAAGACGCCAGTCCGAGAACTTGACCAAGATACGCGCTTGAACATTGTCTTGGAAGCCGCCGGAGATGACTGAGTTTGTGTCCGTGATTGCAGCCGGAAGGCAGCGGACAAGCTGACCCTGCCAGATGAACGACGGATTTCCCATCGCCCCCTGTAGGACGCTCATCCCGAGCTGGAGGCTGGTTGCAATCAGGTTCACGCTGTGAAGTAGACACCGGAGACAACGAGCCGTGAAGTCGCTTGAAGATGACCGCCGAGACTGGAGGTCGTGCCGGTCTCAAACGCTGAGAGTTCGCAGTAGCTAGTCCCGCCGATGACTTTTCCAATCAGAGCAGTCTTGGCTTGATTGGTTCCGTTGGTCAGCCACAGCGAGACTGCGGCATCATAAGTCACCGCATCCGGCAATCCCAAGCGGAGGTTTCCGGTTGAGCTTCCAGTCACCGAGTTGATCGTCAGATCCACGGTGAAAGTGGATACGAAACCGATGCTGGTATGGCGAGCGGTGTTGACCGTGAAGGCAAACGTCCTCCCACCGCCGGAATCAACGAGAGTCGGAACCCACGTTGACGGAGCGGTCAGCGGCAATGCCGCATAAATCTCATCAAAGTTGGCGTTGGCCTTCGTCCAGCTAGTGCGGAGCGTGTCGCCCGTGTTGTCGTTGGCGGTTGATCCGGTGTTGATGACTTGTTGTGACATATCAGTCCTTCGGCAATGCGTACCAACCTTCTGGAATCGTCACTTTGTTTCGGCTTTTGATGACTTTCCCTTCGGAGTCTTTAGCCCAAACGTGAGCCTTTATCGGCTCCGCAAGTCTTACCGGAGTCCCCGCCGGAACCATCACCACTCGCGTCGGAGTGCAAGCCGGAAGCATCAATGCGAGCGGCAAGACGAGCGGCAAGAGATTTGTCGGCCATGCCGTCTTCACTTGTTTGATCCTTCTGCTCCAGCAGCTTGTCCAGAGCAGCTCGCATCAATCCCTGAGTGATGCTTGTTAGTGGGTCCATGCAGATCCTTCTTGATGAGCTTTGAGTGGAAAATCACAGCCCAAACGAAGAGGCCAGCGAGTCCACAATTGAGCAGGATTTCAGACGGCGGTGGCGTGGATGCAGTCAGGCAGTTGAACAGCGCGCCGGCAGCGGTTGCGGTCAACGACAGCCGAAGGAACGCATTGCCGACAATGGGCCACCGCTGAGTCACGCCTTCCGTCCGATAAAGCAGGATCATAAAACATGAAACGCCAGCGGTGAGAACACCGTTGGCGATCATGTTGATGATGGTATCTGGCTTCACTTTTTGCGGAAGCGATCAATGACGTATTCGACGCCATGCAATCCCAAGAAGCCCATGATGAAGGCTGCTGCGTATTGGGTGTTGCTGTTCTGCATCTTGAAGGCATCGACCACAAGAGGAGTGAGGTAATTGGCCGACAGAGTACCGGCCAAGAGGCTAGTCACCGTAGTGAACCAATCCTTATGGCCGTCACGTTTGACGGTCAGGAGGCTTCCAGCGAAGCCAGCCACAAGAAGCCCGATGTTGATTCCGAGTTCTCG